TATACAAAGAACCTTACGGCTATGCTCATCAACGGAAACAATATAAGGTAGAGCTACCGTCATTGCATTATCATCATCATCTACTTCTTCTTCAATCTCCAGATAACAATGCTGTTCAAGAATAGTGTATTGTGGTTCCTCATCATAGTTAGGTGTGATACCAAGGATCATATCCATCTTGGATTTAATAGGAGTAGGTTCTACAGGGGTAGCTTTTGGTAGTTCTTCATCATCATAATGATCAATACAATACATACCTGCTTCAATATCACGTTTAAGATCATTGGGAGAACGGTAAACTACATGAGTATATCTCTCTGCATTCTGTAGATCAGAAGCAAAGTTAGAAACATAGAACTGATCAATAGGAACAAACTCACTCATTGGACGTTCAAATGACATATCCCAATAGGTTTTCTTAAAGGCTGAACCAAAGACAGGAAGATTAAATAGCATACGTTCCAGTTCGCTGAAGTATTCAGGCATCTGGTCTGTTAACTGATAGTTCATGAAGTTCATAACACGATTGGCTTGGCGATCCTTCTCAATAGTAGGATTACCAAGTATCTGTGTCTTTACCGGACCTTTAGAAGGAAAAAGTTCCTGAGTAGCTTTAGATTGGAATTTAACGGCTGATTCAATAAGAAGAGGATGGACGGCAGTACAAGCACCTTCAAATGGTTCGCTGGTTTCCCTAAGTTTAAGACCTAACAGATCAAAACCTTTTTCAAAGGTAGCTTCCCATTCTCCACGGCTTTCTTTATCCGCTTCAAATCCATCAATAACTTTAGTAGCAATCTCATCTAGATCACCTTGATCAAGTTGACCAACTATATTTTCATTATGATCATAGGTTATTTCTTCTACAACTTCTAAGAAACCTTGAAGTCCTTCATCTTCATCCATTGGAAGAATAACTTCAATCTCTTCTTCATCTACAACCATACCGCTTCCCCCTTGATTAGCATAGGGGTTACGTTCTACATTACTGGAAGTTCTATCAGCCATTAAATTCTACTTCTTTTGTTGTTTATTTATACTATCATGAACATCTATAAGAATTTCTTCTATAGGTGGTTCACAATCACAAGTCTCAGGATCACATTCACAACCGACTCTACCACACTTAGGACATTTTCCTAAGTTTTCTCTGGCTTTAAATTCATCATCTTCTAAAGGAGTTAGATAAACACTCATTATGTCTTTCTCATCTTTTTAAAAGTTTTAGCAAGATTAGCTTGTTTACGTGTTCTAGGGTTAGGACTTTTAGCAGCTTTATTAAGTTGAGACGCACTAATCTTCTGTCCCTTCTTTACACCAAGCTTCTTACGTAAAGCTCCAGGCCGTTTAACAGCCCCTTGAATCCAGTTCTTTCCTTTAGATTTCTTTTTCTTAGACGTAGAACCACCTTTTTTATATGATACATTTTGTCCTGTCTTCTTTGCAAAAGCTTCAGCTTTATTTCTTCCCGCTGGTGTATAAGCGAAATGTGTTTTTCCTACTCTAGGCATTATTAACTCCTTGTTACCGCACCGCCGCCTCTAAGGGCTGCACCCATGCCACGACCTTGGCGTACTGAACCGCCGCCTTTCTTACCTGTTTTATATCTACTCTTACCAATATCCTTACGTGATCGTTTACGCGAAGGAGTTAGAAAACTTCTGGCTTTAGGTGCATCTTTTCCATGTTCATCTATTAATGCATAATCTTCCGCAGTATCAAAGGTTATTTGTGTATCTTTATCACCCCATTCTAAACCTGCTTTCTTATTTGCTTTCTCTCTTTCCCGATAACCTGTAAGTCCACGATCTTTCCATTTCTTTTTAGCAGCCCTTTGTTTTTTCTTTAACTCTGCCTTATTTTTTGCAACTCTTTTCTCAGAAGCTTCTGTTATTTTCTTGTTATAATATTTTGACGTAGACATTTTCTTTAAATCCTCCAATAGCCAACCCGTTTGGGTTTATAATAGTTATCTTCTACTTCATGTATTTGGAAGGCATCCAGTGGATGATCAACTTTCCAAGCATCTTTCATATAAAGAATTGCCATTACCATTGCATCCACTTGGTCATCGTAGGTAGCAAAGGGAAAGGCAGCAGCTTCATTAATTAAATCCTGTGCAAATGGTTTATTAGGTAGCCAAACTCTTCCAGCTTCAAGTATTGGTGTGGAGGCATTAGCTCTAGTAACCTTATCTCTATCAGGGTTATACTCAAGAATAGGCAAGCCAGCCCTTCTCAAATCTTGAATAAGGGATTGACCTGACGCTTTCTTTTCAATTATTATAACATCTGGTTCATAACTATCATACATCTCTTGTGCAGTACTACGCAACTCTGGATACTCTAATCTTTCCCTCATATTACTTAATAGAATAAGATTAGCTACCATAGCTTCTGTTCCATAGCTATCGGTCATAACTCTGTTGAATATACCCCAAGTTTGAATAACAGAATAATCAGCACTGGTTTTAGCAGAGAAGGCTGTATCACAAGTTTGGATAATGAAATCACAATCAGGAGGATCTTCACTATATTCCCAAATCTTAAACCAATCCTTCTTCAATATTCCACCTTCTTCAGGTGTTGGATCTTGCATATAAAGAGATTGCCAGTATTTACTACCGTTCTGTGATCGTATCTCTATCTCATCCTTCTTTAATAACTCATTAGGTTTCCATTCAGGAAAATAAGAAGATCCTACAGGAAGAGAAAGAATTTCAGCGGAATCATCATCCAACCAAGCTGGTATTTTTATAACTTCCCATTCATCAATCTCTATATTATCTTCATCCTTATCTGTAAATATTGTTTCCTTTTGTCTTTCCCTTTGTGTTTCCAGAAGCCAGCCACAGATATCATCTTCATGGTATCGCGTGTTAATGATTACCACACTACCATTCGGCATTAAACGTGTACGTAGACCAGCAGGATACCATTCCTTAATATACCTACGGCCAGCTTCTGAAAATGCATCTTCTTCTGACATTACATCATCAAGAAGAGCTATATGACATCCACGCCCAGCGATCTGTGATCTAACACCAGCAGCTATATACACACCATTCTGATTAGTCTGCCATTTACCAGCAGCCCTGACATCAGAACGTAGAGTAGTTTTAGGGAAGATTTGTTTATATAGATCTGTATTAACGATATCTCTTACAGCCCTACCAAAGTCAGAAGCCAGTTGGTCAGAGTGGGATACGGAAAGGATTTCATGGTTAGCATGGTTTCCCATATACCAAGCAGGGAAAAGTTTAGAACAGATAACAGACTTAGAACTACGAGGGGGTAGGAAAACCA